TCAAGAAAACATTTTAGAAAAAAACGCAGAAGCAGCTCAAAACCAAAGACTTAGAATAGATCGATTTAAATTTTTGGTTAGGGAAAAAGGTCTTACTCCCAATGAAGCAAAAAAGAAAATTATAGAAGAATTTCAATTAAACAGAAAACCTGGTGCAGGAACTCCTAAATGGATGACCATAGGAAAAGAAGAATTAATAGCAGAAGGATTTGATTACAAACCTAGTCCAAGAGGTCCTGAAAATATTGGTGGTGCAAAAAAGGCACAAGATAAGAGAAGCAGGTTTGTAGAAAATTTAGATGAAAGAATTAAAAGAACCAAACAAAAAACAGGTTTAGGAAAACAATATGAACTTGCGCATACTGCAAATATATTTCAGGCTAAAAAACTAGGTATTAATTATCCAATTGATGCATTAGCCATACAAACACAGAACGTAAATAATAAAGTAGCTGAAACTTTAAATGATGAATTAAAACCTTTGTATAGAAAACAATTAAAACTGGTAAATAAATTAAAAAGAAAAAATACACCAAGTCTTCAAAATCAATTAGATAAAATAAACTTTCAAATATCAGAAACAGTTGCAACTGGTGGTAAACAAGGAGGTGTTGCAGCAAATGTTTTGAAACCAATTATAGTAGACCCTCAAACATTAAAAGGTAGTATCCTAGATTTAGGTTTCGACACCTCGACAGAAATTATGGCTACTCCTGGAGCAACTACAAAAGGAACTGCTGCAGGTTCTTTAGATGATGTATTTTCAAGAGGAAGTGTTGAATCAAGATTACAAAATGTAAGGAGTCAATTTGAAAATAATACAGACAACGTTTGTTCTATTTTTGGAAAGGCAAGTGGTGGTACAGTAAAATCTTGTGTAGCTCAGTTTGACGAAGCAGTACAAAAAAACCCACAAGGACTTTTTCAAAAAGTTTTAAACTTTGCAAAATCATCAGGTGTAAAAAGATTTACATTAGCGGGAGCAGCAGGAGCAGCTGGAGCTGCAATCGTAAAAGAATTTAGAAATGATGATCCAACAAGTTATCTATCAAACGAAGATCAACAAAAGAGTATGTTAGTTGCAATGGCAACAGATCCAATTATGGATCCATTAGCAAATCAATTTGATAGACCAGATATTTTAGATTACCAACTTCCTGCGTTAGGTGCTGCCGCTGCAACTTCAACAGCACTTGGTGCACCATCAACAATTAAAGCAAGTCGAACAAGAGGAATGGGTATGGAGAAAAAAGGATTAGCAAAAACAGGTCTAAGAGTTTTAGGAAGAGGACTTGGTATTATGTCTACTCCCGGTGCCCTGGCTCCTTTTGCAGCAGCCGATATCGCATCACAAGTTTACGAAGGAGATAGTGCAACAGATATAGCAACTAATCCATTCAATTATTTATACGGTACCTTTGCTGATCAAACAGATAAAATGACTAGAGGACTAAAACCAACACTTAGAAAAGTGGCTAGATTAGGTATGAGTCCTGGAGCATTAAGGGTTATGTCTAGAGCAGGATTAGTTGGACTTGCAGGTTCTCTAGGTATACAAGGGTATAACTTATTAACAGATGACTAAAAAATTAACTACAACTGTACCTCCTTTAAAAGGACCTAATTCTCAGGGGTTGAATGTTTCGGGAAAAAGGATTATAACAGTTGAGAACTCGGAGAAAAATAATGTCAGAAATAGACAAAGCTTTGCCAAACGTAGAGCAAGAAATAAAATTACCTAGTGAAGAAGAGGTTGTAGAAGCATCTCAAGAGAATATTGAGGAACAAGTTGGACCAGAAGATATTCAAGTTGAACAAGAAGAAGATGGCGGTGCTACAATTACTTTTGATCCTGAAGCTGTAAATCAGCCAGGCACTAATGAACACTTTGACAATTTAGCAGATCTACTTCCTGAAGATGTTTTAGGAAGATTAGGTTCTGATCTTTTTGAAAATTACACACAATACAAATCATCAAGAAAAGATTGGGAAGATGCTTACACTAAAGGTTTAGATCTATTAGGATTTAAATATGAAGTTCGATCCCAGCCTTTTACAAATGCAAGTGGTGCAACACACCCAGTATTAGCAGAAGCCGTAACACAGTTTCAAGCACACGCTTATAAAGAATTACTTCCAGCGACTGGTCCAGTCCACACTCAAATTATGGGTTTACCTACTAGAGAAAAAGAAGACCAGGCAACTAGAGTAAAAAATTTCATGAACTATCAACTCATGAATGTGATGAAAGAGTATGAACCCGAGTTCGATCAGTTACTTTTTTATCTCCCTCTTAGCGGCTCTGCATTTAAGAAGATTTATTATGATGAACTTCTAGGCAGAGCCGTGTCTAAATTTGTTCCGGCAGATGACCTGATAGTTCCATACACAGCAACATCTTTAGAAGATGCAGATTCAATCGTGCATGTTTTAAAAGTGTCAGAAAATGATTTAAGAAAAAAACAAGTAGCAGGTTTTTATAGAGATGTAGAAATCACTCCAGGTTATTCTCAAGAAACAGAAGTAGAGAAAAAGGAAAGAGAATTAGAAGGAGTTAGAAAAACTAGAGACGAACAAGTTTTTACAATTTTAGAAATTCACACAGATTTAGATCTAGAAGGTTTTGAAGATAAAGACGAAGAACAAAACCCTACTGGAATCAAACTTCCATACATTGTAACAATTGATACTTCTTCAAGAGAAGTTTTATCAATTAGAAGAAACTACAAAGCTGAAGATCCATTAAGAAATAAAATAAGTTATTTTACTCATTTTAAATTTTTACCTGGACTTGGTTTTTATGGATTTGGTTTAATCCACATGATCGGTGGATTATCTAGAACTGCAACGAATGCTTTAAGACAACTATTAGATGCTGGTACGTTTTCAAATATGCCAGCTGGATTTAAACAAAGAGGTATTCGTGTTAGAGATGAGGCACAATCGATTCAACCTGGAGAGTTTAGAGATGTAGATGCACCTGGCGGAAACATTAGAGACGCATTTATGCCTTTACCTTTCAAAGAACCATCAGCAACATTATTACAATTGATGGGTATCGTAGTAAACGCAGGTCAACGATTTGCCGCCATAGCTGACATGCAGGTCGGTGACGGCAACCAACAGGCCGCTGTTGGGACGACCATAGCTTTACTCGAACGTGGAAGTAGAGTCATGTCAGCGATACATAAAAGATTGTATGTGGCACTCAAAGAAGAATTTAGATTATTGGCAGATGTGTTTAAAACATATCTACCACCAGAATATCCTTACGATGTTGTAGGGGGTCAAAGAAATATTAAAGTTGCAGACTTTGATGATAAAGTAGATATCATTCCAATTGCTGATCCAAACATATTTTCACAGTCACAAAGAATTAGTTTAGCACAAACTGAACTACAACTTGCGATGTCAAATCCAAATATGCACAATATGTATGAAGCATACAGAGATATGTACAGTGCAATTGGTGTAAAAAATATTGATAANATTTTACCACCACCNCAACAACCTATGCCAATGGATCCAGCGGCAGAAAATATTATGTCAATGAGTGGTAGACCTTTCCAAGCGTTCAAAGGACAAGAACACAGAGCACATATTACTTCGCATTTAAATTTTATGGCAACCAACATGGCAAAAAATAGTCCGGCGGTTATGGGTGCATTACAAAAAAATATTTTTGAACACATTTCTTTGATGGCACAAGAGCAATTAGAGATAGAATTCAGAGAAGAGATACAACAATTGATGCAACTACAACAAATGGCACAACAAAATCCACAAATGGCACAAAGTCCACAAGTACAACAGCAAATTGTACAAATGAGTATGGCAATTGAAGCAAGAAAAGCTAAATTAATTGCTGATATGACTCAAGAATTTAAGGATGAAGAGAACAAAATCATGGGTGATTTCGGAAATGACCCTGTTGCTAAGCTAAAAGCAAGAGAATTAGACCTTAGAGCAATGGATAATGAGCAAAAAAGAAAAGAAGCAGAGCAAAGATTGAATTTAGACAAGACAAAAGCGATGATGAATCAAGGAATTCAAGAAGATAAGCTCGAACAAAACGAAGATTTAGCTAAATTAAGAGCTAATACGTCTATTGAGAAAACAATTTTAAGTAAAACTATACCATCGGCACCGAAAATGGATGCAATGCCAGGAAATATAGCTATAATTAGAAACAGAGGAGAATAAATATGAAAAAAAATAAAAAAACAGACGCAAAACATGTTGATCACGATATGTTTCTGAACAAAGACGGAATGTTGAACGGCGGTGTAGAAATCGAAGTGTCAAAACCGAATGAAACTCAGGACGTAAAAGTAAAAGGTCAAGATGGAATGCTAGCAGAGAAAAAAAGAACAGCTAAGTGGTACTAGTATGTGGTTTAGCGCTATTAAATTAGCCGCTCAAGCTGGCTCTCACATATTTAAAAACCGTCAAAGAACTAAAATGCTTATGGCGGACGCACAAATGCGTCATGCAGAAAAAATGGCAAACGGTGAGGCGGAATATCAGGGCAAATTATTAGAATCAAGAAATTCGGACTGGAAAGACGAATTTATTTTAGTTTTACTTTCGGCTCCAATTGCGTTATTATCATGGGCAGTGTTTTCGGATGATCCGGCAGCTATGGAAAAGATGCAATTATTCTTTGAATACTTTTCACAGCTACCATTTTGGTATC